GATGGTGTGACTATTGATGTTAAGTCTGCTAGTTCCTACGCCTTCAAGAAGTTCAAGGATGGTACACTGGCGTATGATGACTCCTTTGGTTACGTTGACCAGATAAAAGCCTACGCCCATGCACAGGGAAAGAAGGACTTTGGATGGTTGGCTATGGACAAAGCTAATGGGCATTTGACAGTACTTAAGTACGACCTAGAGGATACCCAAGCCCCTGTCCATGAAACCATTAAGGGGGACATAGAGGAGCGTATAATACACGTTAAGGAGATGGTTAAGGGTGATGAGCCAGAAGCCTACTGTGCTGACCCGATACCCGATGGTAAGTCTGGTAACATGAAGCTATCCGTCAAGTGTTCCTACTGTCCGTTCAAGAAGCACTGCTATCCAGACCTAAGAGGTTTCCTATACTCTACTGGTGTGCGGTACTTTAGTCACATTGAAGTAGAACCGAAAGTATTGGAGTTGGACTTAAATGAAACGGACTAAAAACAAATACAGGTCAGCCCTTGAGAAAGAGTTTTCCAAGGAGGTTAAACGCAAGGGCTTTATCTATGAGCCGTATGACGTACCTTACACTGTCTACAGGAAGTACAAACCAGACTTTGTGCATGAAGAGAAGAAGGTTATGGTGGAGGTAAAAGGTTTCTTTCGTATCGGTGACACCTTGAAATATAAGTCAATTCGTGATACAATATTAGAAGATGGTTGGGAATTGATATTCTTACTGTCTAACCCTAACAAGAAGGTTCGTAAGGGTGGTAAGATAACGATGGGACACTGGTGCGACAAGGAGGGCTTCAAGCATTACACCCTGCATACTGCACAAGAACTTGTTAAATATGTAGAAGGAAAGTAACGATGTCACATACATTGGAGGAACTAAAGGAAGCCGTAGCAAGAGAGTACGATGCAGTGCTAGTGCTTGAAACCTTAGACATCTCTGTTGAGGACTTGTTGGAGGCTTTTGAGGATAGGTTAATTAGACACAGAGATTTATTTACGGAGGATGATTATGAGTATTGACGATGCGACCCCTGCGGATTGGGACAGAGTCACCAAGAAGTACCCTAAGATTATTGAGAAGTATGAGCAGATGGTTAAAGATGAAGTCAACAGCCCAGAGCATTATAACTATGGTAAGATAGAATGTATTGAAGCCATAGAGGAAAGCATGACACCCCTTGCGTTCAAGGGTTATCTCAAGGGCAACACCATGAAGTACCTGTGGCGTTATGAGCGTAAAGGCAAGGTAGTACAGGACTTAGAGAAAGCACAGTGGTACTTGAAGAAACTAATTGACGTAGAGACCAGAGACCAATGAAGGGTCAGACACACGGGGGCAAGGGTTCAGCCCAACGCCCCACAGACCCCAAGAAGTACGCTAGTAACTACGATGCCATATTCGGCAAAAAAGACAAACCAAAGAACAAGGAGAAGAGTAAGTGAATCAGTATCAACAGTTTATACATAAGAGCCGTTATGCCCGATGGTTGCCAGAAGAAGGCAGAAGGGAGACATGGGAAGAGACAGTACAGCGTTACGTTGACTTCTGGCTAGGTCGTAAGCAGATTACCGACAAAGAAGCTAAGAAGATATACGATGCTATCTACAATCTGGAAGTCATGCCTAGTATGCGTTGTCTAATGACAGCAGGGGAAGCATTGGACAAGGACAACGTAGCAGGGTTCAACTGTTCCTACCTACACATTGATTCGCCTCGTTGCTTTGACGAGTTGATGTACGTCTTGATGTGTGGTACAGGTGTAGGGTTCAGTGTTGAGCGTAACTTTATCAACAAGCTACCTGTAGTCGCAGAGGAGTTCCATCCTAGTGACAGCACCATTGTCGTAGCTGACAGCAAGATTGGTTGGGCTTCTGCGTTCAGAGAGTTAATCAGCTTACTATATGCAGGTAAAATACCTAAGTGGGATATGCACAAGGTACGCCCATCTGGTGCTAGACTCAAGACATTCGGTGGTCGTGCTAGTGGTTCTGAACCTTTGGAAGCCTTGTTTAGTTTCTGTGTAGGTATATTCCAAAAGGCACAGGGTCGCAAGCTGACCAGTATTGAGTGCCATGATATATGCTGTAAGATTGCAGAGGTTGTGGTCGTAGGTGGTGTACGTAGGTCAGCCCTTATCTCCCTGTCCAACCTGTCAGACCCTCGCATGGCTAAAGCTAAGTATGGTGACTGGTGGCGTAACGAAGGTCAGAGAGCCTTGGCTAACAACAGTGTAGCGTACACAGAGAAGCCAGACTTTGAATCATTCCTGTCTGAGATGCAGACTATGTATGAAAGTAAGGCAGGGGAGCGTGGCATATTCAGCCGTATCGCGGCACAGAAGGTAGCCGCTAGGAATGGTAGGCGTGACAGTGAGCAAGACTTTGGTACTAACCCTTGCTCTGAGATTATCCTACGCAGTAATCAGTTCTGTAACCTGTCGGAGATTGTGGTACGCCCAGAGGATGACCTCAAAGACTTGAAGCGTAAGTGTGAGGTCGCGGCAATCATAGGTACACTACAGGCTACCTTGACTGACTTCCGCTACCTACGTAACGTGTGGAAGAGAAACACAGAAGAGGAAGCCCTATTGGGTGTCAGCCTAACAGGGATATGTGACCACTACTTACTAGGTAAAGATGGTAAGGACTTAGAGCGTTGGCTTACGGAGATGAAGGATGTTACTATTGCAACCAATAAAGAGTGGGCTTATAAACTTGGCATTAATCAGTCTGCGGCTATTACGTGTGTTAAGCCAAGCGGCACTGTATCTCAGCTTGTTGATTCTGCTTCTGGGATTCATCCTCGTTTCAGCAAGTACTATATTCGTAGAGTACGTTCAGACAAGAAAGACCCACTGGCGCAATATATGGAGGAAGCAGGATTCCCTGTAGAAGATTGTGTAATGAACAAATCTACAAAGGTGTTTAGTTTCCCCACCAAGTCACCTAAGAACAGTACAGTAGTTAGTGACGTAGGTGCAATGCAACAGCTAAGGTTATGGAAGAAGTACCAAGACCACTGGTGTGAGCATAAGCCAAGTATCACTGTTTATTACACAGATGACGAATTCCTGCAAATAGCACAGTGGATTTGGGAAAACTTTGATGCGACTAGTGGGATTAGTTTGTTGCCTGTGAGTGACCATGTTTATCAGCAAGCCCCCTATGAAGATATAACTTATGATAAGTACAGAGAGTTGGTTAAAGGTATGCCAAGTGATGTGGACTGGAGTGAGTTAGAGAAGTATGAGAAGGATGATAACACGACAGGCTCTCAAGAATTAGCCTGTGTAGGTGGAGCGTGTGAGATAGTGTAGTAAAACTAAGGGAGCGTAATGCTCCCTTTTGTTTATTCATTAGCTTCTTGACGTTCTTTTTCTACTCTTTCTAGTAGTTTCTCAGCACCGCCACCCACAGTATAGTAGTAAGCACGACCCAGAATAGGAACATTTTTCATAGCCGAATCAAAAGCACTTTTGTCTGTTTCTTGCTCAAACAGTATGTTATTAATTGCTACACCTGCACTATCAATCAAGGATGGCGCGGCTGGCATTAGCTGATTAATAGCATACTCACCGAATTTACCTTCTTGTAAAAAGCGTTCTCTGGAATACTTATCAACAAACAGTATCTTAGCCAAGGCTTCAAAGGCGGCATCGTCAAGAGACTCTGTTGCATCCATATCAAAACCAGAACGTAGGAAGTTTCTAGCGTTTTCTACTGTACCACCTGCTAATCCCATAACCGCAGAGTATCTTAAGGCTTCTTCAAAAGCACCCGATATGTCACCTCTTTGCGCCCTTTGGATTATGTTCTGTCTAATCAAGCCTAACTGTTTTAAACCAAAAGATTTTAGAGAGTATAATATTCTACCATTTCGCCTCTGCAAATAAAACTTCGGCATCTCTGACAAAGCAATGGGTTGTACGTCAGCCAACTCATTCCACAACAGTAACTTAGTCCTGTCAGTAACAAGACCCTTCTGTAACTCTGAGATTAAATCTGCTGTTTCATTCTCAAACACTTGACCATATTTCTGAACAATAGCATTAGGATTATTCCTAGCTAGTTTAGTGTTTTTTAACCAAGCCGCTTTTAAGAAGGTGTCCTTACCAAGGCGGTCAATGGCTCTAAATCCCGACCAAGTTAATGTGAAGTCTAGTAGTTTAGTGACACCACTGAGGTTGTTCATCTCAGCAGATATTTGGTTAATTAATCCAAAGTCATCAGCAGTTAGTTTAGCATTCTTCTTACCAGTGACCAGTGCTTTAGCTGTGTTAGCTACGCCATTAAGATACATAGAAGAACCTATATCACCCAACTGTATGAGCGCAGAATCAAACTGACCCAAGAGCGCGGCATACTGCAAGTCTCTGACGTTAGCCATAGTCTTACCCATAGCTTTATCTGCGGCTTCAAACCTAGCCTTTAGTAACATTTGTAAATCATCTTTTTGACGATTGGTAAACTCCTTGCCTCTTTTCTTCATGTCAAGAATGTGCTTACCTATGGTTGCGGTGATTGATTCATCTAAATCTAGTTCACCTGTCAAAGGGTTGTATGTAGCAGAAGAACCAAAGAACTCCTGCTTGGCTATCTCACGTTCAGCTTTATTAACATATAGATTTAAAGACGTAGGTACATCGTGATAGTAAGGCTTTAAGTGTGCAGGTATTTCAAGTATCTTACGTTGTGATTCTAAACGCTTCTTACCTTTAGGTACTGTTGTATTTATGATAGCTCTGGTAATGACATCCGAGGCTACAATATCATCTAACTCAGACCAATGTTGTAATCCTCTTTTCTTAGCTTCCGCTTTTAGTGCATCGTCTATTATAGAACCTTGTTTGACTCCCAGTGCCGCACGTAGACCATCCATATCTTTAATGTAACGAGGGATATAATTATACAGGTAGCCTGTTTTGATACCCTGCTGTTTCGCTCTAGCAAATAGAGTGTCAAGAAGTTTACGCGCCTTTGCATACTCTTCCATAATACCTGTTGCTTGGTCTGGAAAATACTTGTTTAGTATTTGTTCAGCTTTTTGAGGTTGACTATTCATAAAGGCTCTTTCTACGTTTTGATATTGTGTTCTCAAAACAGGGTCTTTAAGTCGGCTTGCTTGATTCATTAATTTAGAGAACTCGTCTATTTCCTTCATAGAATTAGACAAGGCTATAGACAAACGCATATCGTGGTTGCGTACTGCACCTGCTAGTCTTTTATCAAAGTTACGTATAACCTGTGATATAGGGGCGGCTACGAAATCCCAAGCCTTACCTATTCTAGAAGTAGATGGTACAGGGTTATCCAAGTTAGCAAGTATTCTTACAGCTTGTTCTCTTGTAGGTACTTGAGGTCTTCTTCCTTTTGGTGCATACTTTAAAATATCTAGCCTGTTTGATGTAGTAAGACCTAAATCTTTTTCAGCTAAAACTAATGCTTGTTGTCTAGTTACTGGTTTACCATTAGTTTGTTTTGAATTTAATAGATGCCAAGCTGACCTCTCCTCTACTTTATTTATAATCTTAAGGGCTGTGTCTTCTGAACCTCTTGATGCTCTTGTGTTGTTTATCAGATTATATACTTTCTTACCTGCCTTCTCAGTACCTAGAATAGGCGCACGTACAGCGGTTTTATAAACTAAACCTGCTGTTTGTTTAGGTATAGTTACGGCAGTCAAACCTAAAGAAGTTAAAGTAGACGTAGCTAATCTTTCTACATCTAGTTTATCTGCTTCTAGTTGTTTACTACCTTCACTGGCTAGACCATATAAACCACCAGAGGCTAGTAAAGGTATAGTGCCAAAACCTGAAGATAATATTACAGGTATTAGAGTAGGGTCAGCCATCTCTGACAGTATTGTACCTGCCGCCTCCATGTTGGGGTCGGGCGGTGCTACCTCTAAAATATCTGCAACAAGTTGATTGGCTTGTGTAGCCAGTAATTGCTCATTCTCAATCAAAACATCTTCCCTTTGGTCGGGAGTCATTTTGTTGACAAACGTATCCCCAGAAATTCCTAAGTCTTTTAAAGCCTCATCATAGTATTCTACAGGGTGAATTTCTTTATAACGCCCTGTCTTTGGGTCAGTAATTCTTTTAGGTGCAGGGGAATAGGCTTCTATGGCTCTCGACAAACGCTGAAAACTATTACCACTTCTGTCCCAAAAATATTTTAATTCATCTGCTCGGGTTATTTCACCAACACCTTCTACAGTTTTTGTTTCCCCTTTATCACCATAGCCCATGTACGCAAGAAATTCGTTAAGACCTTCCCCCATTGAAGCGTAACGAAAAGCCTCTGGGCTTGTTGTTGCCATACTTAATAACGTCTGTTTCCTTTCTTCTCTATCTTCCTCAGATATTTTAGTTTCATAGTCCTTTACATTTTCTGGTAGTTCTATGTACCCTTTTGTTTTAATTCTTTCAACGTAGGAGTTAAGTTCAAGGACATCCTCTTTTCTGCCTTGTTCGTCAGCTACAATTATAGCCTTGTATAAATCGTCTAATGTTATTTCAGCCATTAACTAACTACCTTATTGGTTGCGCTTAACTGCCGCTTCTGCTTGCTCTTCTAAAGTCGGTGCTCTAAATTCTGATTCTGCAAAACCCCAACTTAAGAAAGACCTACCTTGTAAGTTATTGTCAACCCACTCCTTTATAGCCTCGCGTCTTGCTTCATCCATATCCATCTTTTCTACTTCATTTAGTCTAATAGCCTCTGTAGCAATAGTTGTTGCTATGCTAAATTTTTGTTGAGCAGATAGTCCTTCCCAAGCATCATCCCAGTCTGTACCAAAGACTTTCCAAAATTCTTTACCTTTTATTTCTGAACCTGCTGTTTCCATCAACATTGATATTATGTCAATGTCTGATTTAGTCGGGTCTATTCCTTTTGCACCCTCTACATCTGATACTTGGTCAACGGTTACTGGAAAGAAAGTTTCATTACCATCATCACCAAAACCCATAAAACCTAGTCTAGGCGTAGCGTTCTTACCTATCTTATACAGACCTACTAATTGTTTAGTTGTAATAGTATTTCCTTCTTTATCTTTCAGTGTAACATTCTTAATTTCAGAATTAGTAACACTGATAGTAGGTCTTATTGATTCGCGGTGTTGGTTCACTAAAGAAGAAAACTGCGAGTCTGATAAGTCTACACCTCTTTCAACTAATTGATACAAGGGGTCAGAGTCTTCAATTCCTTGTATTGTTAAATAGTTTAAACGCTGACTTTGTGTTAGTTGATTAGCGGCTCTTGATGCTCTTGTATTATTAATTAAAGAATTTGCTTGAGCATCAGTAATACCACCTGCTTTATACCTGTCAGCATCAGCTTGTAAACCTAAGTCTACTAAAGCATTGTAGTTAGCATTTATACCTTCAAATTGTTTTTTAATTAAACCTGCCTGTATCTGCTCTTGTATAGGCGCACCGCCTCCAAACATCCCACCGACAGCACGTTGTAAACCTTGTGCGCTTTGTCTACCAAACTCCATTCTTTGTTGGGCAGGAGTAAGCTGACTAAGCATAGGGTCAATACCTTGTTTAGATACGCCTGTAAGTAATCCCATTATGTCTGTAGCCATTATTGTATCCTCTACGTTATCCTGTAGTGTTGAACCTTGTGCCGACTATCCCACTGGCGTTATCATTAATATATTCTTCTTCTGTTCGTGGTCTAGGGTTAAAGATATTACCAAGCAAACCACCTATAAAATCTACTCCAGAACTAAGAAGACCTTGTTGTGCTAACTGCTTAGGGTCAAGTCCTACATACTGAGCCAATACTTGCTCTTGTAGTGTAGGCTGTCTACCCATTAAAGTTTCCATCAAACCTCTGTCACGTTGTTGACGTAACCTACTGGCTAAGTCCATCATTCCTAAGTTAGCCTCTAAGCCACTACGTTCTAGTTGTGACTGTAGTTCCGCACCACTAAGCTGTCCTCTCTGTGCTAACTGAGGTGCTATAGAAGCTACGTTAAACACGTTTAAGGCTTCTCGTTGTGGCGTATAACCTGCACCAAGTAATCCACTAGCCGCGCCTAATAGTTGTTGTTGTTCAGCCAACGCTTGTTGTCTAGCACCTAAGTTTGCTCTAGCCATAGCCTCTTGTCGTGCAGTCTCTAACGCTAGTAGTTCGGGAGAAGAACCACCATACGCGGCTGACTGCAATCCTAAGCGACCTTGAGACAGTAGACGTTCTTCCATAGCTAAACGCTG